CTCCAGCACACACCTCAATCTACGTTCCGGATGAAGTGATCGTCACCCTTGGCAGCCTTACCGCGATGCGTTCGTCACGCGCATCGTACAATGCGTGTGCGACGTTCATCTCGTCCGCCAATAGTGCCACGAAGTGTGCACGTAGTACGTGCATTAGTTCTGATCCTTCATCGACAAGGTACAATCCAGTGTTTGTGGAAGTTAGTGCTAACATTTCTCCAACGTGCTTCGCACTGCATGACTTTGCAATCTGTGGTGTTGATGAGTACTCGTCCGCATCGGACAACTGCTCGTACAACGGGATGTCCTTCGCACTAGCTAGCAGTTCTGGGATCCTGCTTCCAGTGAAGCCCACGAACTGTAGGAATTGCGAGCGGGTCTGTGTGTCTGGTAGTTTCATTAAAGCTGACATTATCTCTTCAGCTGTTACGTCTGAGCGGAACTGCGCTGGGCTGAACTTTTGCACGAACGTTTTAATGCTAAGTTGCTCTCCTGTTGCGTGCACCCCAAGCAGACAGGCTAACATCCTTAGACTGTACGGTAGAACGGCATATGGATGCCATTTCACTTTCCAGGACTGCAATGTAGCGCCGGTGTCTGGGTCAATTACATCAAACCGTTCCGAGTTGTTGCGCGGCAACAACATTAGCAAGCTACTAAAGCTATACTCTATTGTCATCGGGCCAATTCGGAACCCCGTGTGCGTTGACGCAGCTTTGCGAACCCGTGCATCGGGCTTGCTCGTTAAAGTACGTCCAACATATCCGCCTTTGATTAAAGCCTGCTCAATGAACTGCTTTCTCAAGTGGCGCGTCGTTAGTGTGCGGCCCACTGCCATTGATGCAGCGTTCTCCACGCTGTCTTCGTACTTGTATTTCGCCAGCCCTTTAGCCTCGAATGCACTCAAGGCACTTTTGGTTATGGTCCGTGGCACTCTGTCTGGCTCAAGCAGCCGCTTCTTTGCACCTCGCAAGAGGTCCTGAAGCGTGTGTGACGTCTCCATTCCGCCTACACTGCACTGCATCACGCGTGTCTTGTCCTCCAGCAGCCGTTTCCCCACGATTGAGTCTCGCTCTACCGCAGGACGCACGTCTACCTCGATGTTGTCATTCTTGAACATGTTACGCGCGTTCAGCTCCAAGTACAGTTTTGAATTAGGGTTCTGGAACCCTACGTGCAGCTGGTTTGTCAGCCCCCCTGGTGCAGCCATTGATAGGAAGTCGGTTGTAGCGTGGCGTCCATACACAGTCGACCGACATCCATTTATCAATGTTGTCAGGGTCAACATGTTGTGGAGATCCGCGTTTCCACCTCGTGAGCTTAATTCACGGTACTTATCTAGCAGTGATGTCACCTCTCCTGGCAATAGCGTGCCAAGGAGCGGACGCTCGAAATCGATTGCCTGCCTTCGCTGGACTACATAGCAGAAGAACTCTCTTTGCAGGAAGTGGACTCGACGACCACTGGTCGAGTCATCCACGGTGCCCATCTTCTGCCCTGAC